TATAATATATATTTTACTATATAATTTACTATATAATTATAACTATAATATATATTAAATATATTAAATATATATTATATAAATGGCTGGCGGATTGCTAAATCTTGTATCTTTTGGAAACCAGAACGTTATATTAAATGGAAACCCTACAAAAACATTTTTTAAATCTACATATGCAAAATATACGAATTTTGGAATGCAGAAATTTCGTATTGATTTTCACGGGCAGAGGAAACTGCGTTTAACAGAAGAATCCAGATTTACATTTAATGTTCCGCGATATGCCGATTTGTTGATGGATACATATCTGGTTGTAACATTGCCAACGATATGGAGCCCAATATGGCCACCAAGTAATTGTGCCGAAAACTGGGCGCCATATGAGTTCAAGTGGATTGATAATTTAGGCACGCAAATGATTAAAGAGATTATAGTATCAGTAGGTGGGCAAACATTGCAAGTATTAACAGGCAAATATTTACTGGCACTTGTGCAACGCGATTTTTCAGGGAATAAGAGAAACTTATATGACCGAATGACGGGGAATGTGCCCGGATTAAATGACCCCGGAAATGCCGGAAGTCGTGTAAACGCATATCCAAATGCATACTACACTACGCTATCACAAGGCGCGGAGCCGTCTATCCGAAGTCGTAAATTATATATTCCTATAAATGCTTGGTTCACACTGACGAGCAAAATGGCATTCCCATTAACCGCGTTACAATATAATCAGCTAAAGATAGATGTTATTATGCGTCCTATCCAAGATCTTTATACTATACGCGATGTAATGGATGTGGCAAATAATTACCCTAGTGTTCGCCCCAACTATTCTTTAAATTATATGCAATTGTTTCGGTTTCTACAGACACCTCCTAGTGTAAGTTTAAACACTGCAGACTATCCAAACTCGACGCAAACGGACTGGAATGCAGATATACACTTGATAAGCACATATGGATTTCTTTCTAATGAAGAGGCGAAGTTGTTTTCGCAAAATGAGCAAAAATATTTAATCAAGTCGGCATATGAGTGGAATTTCGATAACGTAACCGGAACTCAGCGTGTATGGCTAGAAAATACGATAGGTATGGTAAGTAGTTGGATGTTCTTTTTTCAAAGGAGTGATATTAATCTGCGCAATCAGTGGAGCAATTATACGAATTGGCCATATAACTACTTGCCTTCTGATGTAATACCTGCGCCGGCATCTCCAGCTGAAGCGTCGTTGCGTAATGTAGGAATAACTGCATTTGGTTGTGGATTGCCACCATATAATGCTGGTTTTGCACCCGGGTATAATCCATTAACTAGCGAGCTAAATGGGTATTTTATCACACAACCATTTAATGTTGAAAATAGTCGCAATATATTGATGAACATGGCGATTCTTTTGGATGGAAAATATCGCGAGACGACACTTGATGACGGAATATATAACTATATCGAAAAGTATACGCGAACAGCAGGAAATGCACCAGACGGCTTATATTGTTACAACTTCTGCATTGACACGGATCCTTTTAATACACAGCCATCTGGTGCGCTAAATACGAGCAAATTTTCGAATGTTCAGTTTGAATTTACCACATTATATCCAAAAAATAATTCAGATGCGCAGTTTCTCACTATTTGTGATAGTGCAGTCGATCCTCTTACAAATACCCCGATACCTATTGGTGTCAACAAACCAATGTGGCGTATATATGAATATAACTACAATTTGGTAATTTTAGAAGAGCGTTTCAACGTTGTCACATTCATGTCTGGAAATGCAGGTCTCATGTATGCAAGGTAAAAGCCCATACAAGCTGGTGCGATTTGCAGTCCTCCACATAAAATCAAAAATCGTATTCTCAATATATTTATAATATGTTATTCACTTTATTGATTCATAGTTTGACTAATTCATAAATATTATAACCTTTAGGTTCAATAATATAAAATGTTATAATATATATATTATTAATACATATATTATTAATACATATTATATTATATGTCAACATCATATTTTAAAACATCAAATATTGAAAAATTAACAAATAGAAGTAGAAATAAAAATAAAAATAAAAAAGTAAGTGATAAAGATGCAGAATACGATAAAGATGAGAAAGATGAGAAAGACGAGAAAGATGACAAAGATGAGAAAGTAATCGAAGGTTTCGACCCAACAAGTTTGTTGGGGGGCAAAAGTCCATCATCAAATATATTTGGTTCATCGGATACCGATAGTAATAAAAAAGATGATACTACAAATCCTACAAGTGTAAAAGGAACACAAAAATCAAATACGCAAAAATCAGCACAAGACCAAATGGATCCGAATAGTATTTTAATATTTTGTATACATGCTCTACTATCCGTATTGTTTGCATATGTGTGGGGGTGGTTATCAACAAATTTTATATATTTAGCCACAGAATCAAAAGATAAATTGGATTATATTTTACCCATCGATGAGTATGGAAAACCATATACAAATAATGCAACTAAAGGTAATAGTTGGTATAACTATGGTTTTCCTTACAATTTAGGAGACGGGAGACTTATAAGTGCGGAACCATCCGGTGTGACTGCCTTAAAAAGAAGACAAAAAGATATAACATATTTTTTATGGTTATCAAAAGACGGAAACAAAGATGGAAAAAGCGAAGTAGGGTTTTTTAAAGCATTAGTACAATATATATTTGAAGCAGTGTATGGTGGTCTCGGAATGAATGGTGGTAGATACGCAATGCGATTGATACTAAGTATTTTTAGCATCTCGGATTCTACTAGTAAGGATAAAGATGATACATGGGAGAAGATGAAAAGTAAAACATTTAATAAAGCAGCTGCATTTTTCTTGTGGCCTATTATTATGCAATTTATTTTTCCTGTCGTAGGAATATGGTCGGGAATTACATCATTCATATTTGGAATTTTACAGAATCATATTATCTGGGGGTTGATATTTGGTCTTACGATTGGAATGTTTATAGCAATGGGGTGTGGTTTTTATATGATACTTAACGTATTTTATGTATTCTTTATTTATCCCTGGTCAAATGACAATAGTGAAGATTCATCAAAGGGTAAATGGAAAAAAATATTTGATGACTTAAAAATATACATGTTATTTATTTTTTATTACCAAATATGCATGTATGGTTTTTCGGACTTGGGTGGGGTAGGTGGCGCTGGGATTATGTTGATAGTTATAGTAAGTCTAGTAATGCAATACATGCAACATTCCAGTTAAAGAGTTCTATAAAAATATTTTAACAATATAGTTGCCATTATTATTAAAATACCTTGAAACAAAAAATAGTATTAAGCATAAAATATAATTAAAAATATAATAATATTAATAATTAATAATATTAATAATTAATAAAATGACTAAAAATAATAAAAATTCGCACAACAACAAGAAGAACAACACAAGCACTAACCCCCCATTTGTTAGCGTATGCACGCCGACGTTTAATCGTAGACCATTTATTAAAATGATGGTTGCGTGTTTTGACAGCCAAGATTACCTCAAAGATAGAATGGAGTGGATTATCATAGACGACGGAACGGATCCGATTGAGGATTTGGTAGGAGGGCATCCGAATGTAAAGTATTTCAGGTATGATACAAAAATGACGCTTGGAAAAAAAAGAAACATTATGCACGATAAATCCAAAGGAGATATTATTGTTTATATGGATGATGACGACTATTATCCTCCTGAACGCGTTTCGCATGCGGTAAATATGCTTACTACGCATCCTTCCGCATTATGTGCTGGTTCGAGTGAAATGTATATTTATTTCAATGATAGAAAACGGATGGTGCAATTTGGACCTTATGGCAAGGACCACGCCACTGCGGGAACATTTGCATTTAAGCGGCAGTTGTTGAAACAGACTCGGTATAACGAAGATGCATGTTTAGCGGAAGAGCGCGAATTTTTAAAAGGATATACGATACCATTTGTGCAACTCGACACGCTGAAAACAATATTGGTTTTTTCACATTCGCACAATACGATGGATAAAAGAATACTATTGGATAATATTGAAATAGTTGGACACCCGGATAGCCAATATGCAAAATATAGTTTGAAAACATTAGGGGACTTTATTAAGGATGATAAAATTGTGAAATTTTTCACAGAAGATTTGGAAAAGAGACTGGCTACATACGAGCCTGGTGACATAAAATTAAAACCAGATGTATTGAAACAGATTGGCGAGATTGAAGAAAAGAAGAAACAGATGATAAAAAGTATTCAGGCGCAACAAGCGCACCAAGCACAAACCCCATCTCAACTAAAAATAGTATTTCAAGAAGAAGGTAAAAGTCCTCGTGAACTTAGCATCCCAGAAGTAGTTGAATTATTAGACAAACAACAGAAACAACTAGAGCAGTTTAAAAATTTGAAAGACCTATATGGAAGTGCAGTGAAAGAAAATCAAAGATTAAAACTGCTTATCGATGAACAACAGGCGATACTAGATGAAAAAAATATTATCATTAACGAACTGGAACATAAGGTGAGTGAATCATGTGAAGTTGTTGTGATAAGTAATGTGTGATAATGTGTGATAATGCGTGATAATGTGTGTCAAAATTATATTTAAAAATGGCTTAAAGAAATTTTGTTACATATACTTATCAGTTACATTACGTACTATTTACACATTTAAATGGCGATGTTGAAAGAGAATCCCAAGGGGATTGGTGCTGGAAGTGGAATTAGCAGGAACAAGAGTAGATTAAATTTGAGCAAAGTAGATGCAGGTCGCGATGACTGGGATGATGCTGGTTCGACGGGCGGCGGTGGTAACGAAAAGAGGAGTAAACGCCCGAGGTCTTTTTCATCCAATGTGCAAGGGCATTATATCGTAAATGCGGTGACGGGTGTCGAATATCCCTGGCGCGTCGGATCGTTGTGCGAGGATTTGCTCTGGAAGGTATGTGATGCGCGGGCGAGTCGTGGAAAGTATGAGCCGGATTTTTACTTCTATGATTCGCCTCAACAGGCCGCAGAACATAGGCGCTATCATCGCAATGCATTTACACAAGATTCACTAGACTGGTGGAAGGCGAATGTTGCAAGGACGACGCGACTGCTTAAGAGCGAGGATTAATCATAGAATACAATTTTATTTTTATGTGATGCATGTATATTAATCACATAAAAAAATTTACCATAACTGAACTAAAGAGATGGATCGGTTGTGAAATATGGAACCCAAATATCCACGCCGTTCAATTGTAGTTTCAAGAATGTAGTGCTTTCCAATCCAGTAGAGGTTGCCCTTATGTCTGCGTTGTGATTTGAGGCGGAAGCTGTCGTATTTGTATTTGCGAGATTGAGAGTTGTTGTATTTAATTCTATTGATTGGTTTGTAGTCAGTATCATTCCATTTGTCCCAATAGTGTTTTGATAATCAATCACACCACCAGAAGCACTATCGTTATAAAAAGAGAAGGATTGAGACAAAGAAGTAAGAGTATTCAAGCGAGTAAATCCAACACCCTCTCGCCCTAATGTTGCGGTTGTATTTGCGGTTGCTGTTGTTGTATCAAAAATATCAATAGCGTCGTTTTGAATAAAGTTGTATGAGGGTGATACTCCAACTTTAATAGCACTTGATACATTAACATAATTAGGTGCGACCAGTTGTATCTCTCCAGTTGGATTTTTTGCCGTAAGAATAATGCTCCCAGTTCCAGTTGAAGCAGTAGTATTCAATTCAAGATTACCAGTATTGCTCCTAATTTGCTGATTATTCATATCAAGGGGTTTGAAAGAGTTGTTCTCATTTTGATTGCCGTTGAAATTGAAAACTTCCGACACAACTCCATTTATACTACCAAATATGGATATAGTCCCGTCTTGATTACCAGCACCAGTATTAGTCGTTTGAGTTTGTATCCTGCTCCATTCTCTACTTGTTCCTGCTCCGTCGTCCGCCCACATAGAGATTGTTCCTATTGTATCACCTGCAACAGAAGCAGGATTAGTTCTATCTATTTTGACTGCTGGATATGAAGCAGTAGATGCGTTCGTATTCGTAATCGTGTAAGTTGGAGCAGAGACACTATTCACCGACGACACGAGAACCTGCTGTCCCGATGATGATGAATATTGAATATTGGACGCAGGAGAGGTAAGTTGAAGGGGTTGATTTGATGCTTGAATAATTACACCTTGCCCCGCCATACCCGCGCTCGCCGTGCTGTTCAAATTAAGGTTGCCCTGTGAAGAGATGACGAGATTTCTTGATGCTCCAGACGGGGTTGTATGTGCTATTGTTGCGTCTCCAACCAGCGGAACTTCTGTTTGTAAAATGTGTGAGGCGAAGGTTGCGAGATTAGCGGAAGATAGTGTCATTTGAGAGTTTCCGCCTGTTTGTGTTAGTTGTGCTTGTGAAGAATAATTCGCAGCAAGAAAATCTTGACTTTCCATGCCATCTTTGCCGTATGTAGTTGTATGAACGACTGAACCCGTAGTAGATGATAAATCAATATCGTTGCCGTTGGGGACTATTATCTTATTCGCAACGGGGCATGTTAGAGTGAGATCTTGTGCCGTTTGAAGATTAAAACCAATTCCAGATGAATTGTTTTGATTAATACCATTTTTGTCTAATATTGTTGAATAGGAAGGTTGAAAAGGGGCGGATTGAGACAGAGCAATTAGAGGGTTTGTATCGGTTGCTTGAAATCCCACGCTTCCACTCGCCCCACTTAGAAACCCACAACCAACACCCATACTCACCAGCGTTGAACTACAAGTAATACCAGCAGAACCCTCTTGTGTCGTTGTTAAATTAGTGGCGAGTTTTTGGTCGCTTATAGTAGAAGTTCCACAATTAACGATTGCCGAGTTTTGATATGTGCTTCCATCTGTTGCTGATATTGTTTGAATAACATTTGTAGCACTTACATCAATATCTTCTTTATTTTCCACCAATCCATTCAAATATGTATCATTTAAACCCGTGCTGTCTATTGACATTGTTGTAAATCCAGAAGTTGCTAATATTTCAGTTCCAACGCCGAGAAGAATGTTGCTGGTTGTCGGTGTAGCAAAATTAACAATAGGAGCGAGTGGATTAGTATTATCAACATTTATATTCGTTCCTGAATTAACACTTGTAATACCACCAACAGGACCCGTAACACCCTGCGGGCCTTGTGGACCCGTAACACCCTGAATGCCTTGCGGACCCGTAACACCCTGCGGGCCTTGTGGACCCGTAACACCCTGAATGCCTTGTGGACCCGTAACACCCTGAATGCCTTGTGGACCCGTAACACCCTGAATACCTTGTGGACCTGTCGCACCTGTCGCACCTGTCGCACCTGTCGCACCCGTTGCACCTCTGGGTCCTGTTGGTCCCACGGGGCCTGTAGCACCAACTGGTATATTTTTACAACATGAGTTACTATTTAAATATGAAGAATACGAACTATAAGACATAGTATATGACTATTTATTTGTATAATAAGTAAATATTATATAAATATCTTTTTATAATATTTTACATAAAAGTAAATGGATTTACTCCATTTTATGTTATATGTTATATGTTTATATATCAGATAAAATAATATCTCTAAAATATCGCTATTTGTTAACTAAAAGTTCCGACCCCTTGACCGATAATATACCAAAAATAACAACTAGTATCACCTATAAATTGCTGTGCGACATTCCTCGATGTAATGGTGTAATTTCCATAAGAAGTATTATCATATTTGAAAGAACCGGTAAATATACAAGCGTGTCCCGTGGTTGTGTATGTATCTACAGACATATTAATTGAATTACCATCTGGTATTCTAATTACGCCTTATTTTGGGCGAGAACTGGAGGAAGTCTAGAAGTGCGTTGCATTTTATATATATAATAGGGGATATTATATTTATATGTATTCTATCGTAATTTCTATTTAATAGTTGATTTTTTATTTACTCATAGTAGCCGTCAATGTCAAACCTCCTATAAATTTTTGGGTTTGTGAGACAACGTTTGTGTTGAGAGACATTGCGCCGTATTGCGTATATGCGTTTATGTAAAAAACGATATTATCTGAGGGTTGTAATCCCGTAACATCGAGTGAGCATTTCATTGATACACTCGTTTGAAAAGCATCCCAACCTGCTAAACCCCTAACCGATGTAACGCCATAAGGCAATTGTATTAATACACTTTCGCCCATCGAATACTGAAAATTTGTAAAATATAGTGTATTCCCGCCATTTACTTTGTAGTAAGGAATATAGCAAAGAGCGATAGAACTATAGTTTTGCCCATTATCATTTAAATTTGCGGTTGTAGGAGGATTAGAAGGGTTAAATATACTACTACCACCCATAAAAGAACCATCAAAAACGGCTTCAAAAGTCAACTCACAAACGACAATAGAACTTAAGCCGAGAGATGCTGCTACTGCCGCATTCCATAATGACGAAACAGGGGCGGATAATCCACCATTCGTCAGTTCAGCGGTAGGATTTGCCGTCCCATCATTAATAGAATGATTCGTAGTTGTAAAAGTTGTTTGTTTATAGTAAGGAAAAGGGGCGGAAGTTGCCGCCACACCATTAATAGTAACCGCACCAGTAGCACCCGAAACACTAATATTCGTTCCAGCAATAATGCTCGTAACACCTGTATTTTGTAACACTACAGCATTATTAGCCGTTGTTGCTGTTAAACCAGCACCTGTTGTTGTTACCGATGTAATACCTTGTGGTCCTGTTGCACCTTGTGGTCCTGTTGCACCTTGTGGTCCTGTTGCACCTGTTGCTCCCTGTGCACCTTGTGGTCCTGTTGCACCTTGTGGACCAACAGGATCTTTACAACATAGTCGTGTATTTAAATATGAAGAATATGAACTATAGTATGACATTATAACGATGTTATATATATATATATATTATATAATAACTATAAAAATAGAATAGTTATTATAATGTAAATTATAGAATCCCAGAATCGTCGCTATCATATGCACTCGCATAGTCTCCCTTATCATTCGGCGTTTCAAATACTTTTTGTGTATATTTATCTAAATAGCGATACATTCGATTAATATCTAACTTTGAAACATCGTAGTTTTCAAGCATACTATATATTTCCTCTTCGCCATGTAATTTGCGAAGGTGTATAAAAAAAGAAAACATATCTTTCTGGTCCATCGAAAGCTGTTGGCATAATGTTTTAATAAATAGCGAATTGTTATACTCTGTACTATATTTCGTCAACACTTTCGTGAAACGCACTTCGACAGGATTAAATTTTGTTTTTTTTGTAAATTCAGGATACTCGTGGTAAATCTTATTATTATAAAATGTTTTAATAAGCGAACTCATTTCGTTGAACTGCCATGCCTGATTTTGAAACGTGATTCTGTCAATATAATCCGCAAAACAAATATTATCTAATACCCTTTGATAAAAAGGCACCCCAACATCTTTATCGTATTTCCCCAAAACATCAATTATATTTTCATGCCATAGTAGTGCAATCGTTGTTCTATCTGTTTCATTCATAAGCACTTTATGTTGTTCAATTGGATAATTATTATTAATTAAATGTTGTGTGAGTTTTTTGCTGTCGTCATTATAACTTTTTGTCTGTAAAATGGTGCGAATAATATCATTCTGTAAAATATTACTTTGTTTACTCACCATCTCACAAATCGATACCATCTTGCGCAAATCACCTTGAATAAATGAAACAATATTTGCATTCAATGTTTTGTCAAATTTTAAATGAAGCGTTTTTAAAATCGTGCACACTTGCTCGTTGGTTGGTGTCTTCAATTCGAAAGTATGACAGACTTTCATCAACTCTTTTATTTTTTTGTTGATTTGATAGTTACCAATACAAATAATTGGATTAAAAGAAACATCTTCTACTTTTTGTTTTTTAGTCTTCTTAGGTCGGATTAATTTTATAAGAGAGTTTATCCCACTTTTATCGCCATTATTCATCGCGTCAATTTCATCCATTACGATAACGATCTTTTTGACCTTTTTGTCGAACATTGACATAATATTTTTGTCGGACATATTGTGACGTGTAATCGTATCAATAATAGACTTATTTCTTATATCACCTGCGTCATATTTAATAATGTCGTAATTCTGTTCACGCAGAAGACTTGTAATAAATTCCGTCTTGCCAGTTCCTGGGTTCCCATATACATAAATACCGCGCTTGAGTGTAATATCTTTTTTATTTTCTTGGAATTCTTTCAATATTGTTTTTATTTTTTCGTAAATTTGATCTCTTTCAAGAATCTCATTCATGTTTATTGTTAGTGTATTCATGGTTATGGTTATGGTTATGGTTATGGTTATGGTTGTTATGTATAGTTATTATTTTTTCAAGATAATAACTTATTATATAGGAATAGAACTTATTAAAATACAAGAAATGTTTCTATGTTGATTTGCAAATGTAATATTATTTATCTTTTTGTATTATTCTATAGTATTTTCTATTTTGGATTATTCTCTCCTTTCTCTCCTTTCTCTCCTTT